CCAAGGGGCGCGCGGTACCCGCAGCCAAGCAGACGAAGGTCGCTGTCGCCTATGTGCACGGCGCAGAAGTCGCCCACTCGTGGCACCAGTCCATGCAGTCCCTCATCGCATGGGACCTGAACCACCACCAGCACGTCATGGGTGGCGGCTGGTTCGCCACCCGATACGGGACCGGCGGAATCGTCCAGGCCCGCAACGACACCGTCAACGCGTTCCTCACCCAGTGCGAAGCCGACTGGCTGTTCTGGGTCGACACCGACATGGGCTTCGCAGCCGACAGTGTCGACCGGCTCCTCGAAACCGCCGACCCGGACGAACGCCCCATCATGGGCGGTCTCTGTTTCGCGATGCGCGAGGTCGCGCTCGATGGTCTCGGCGGGTACACGGTCCAACCGACGAGCACGATCTTCGACTGGGTGCAACTCCCGAACGGGCAGCAGGGTTTCTGGACCCGACAGGAATGGGAAGCCGACACCGTCACCCAGTGTGCTGGTACCGGTTCCGCATTCCTCATCATTCACCGGTCCGTGTTCGAGAAGATCGAAGCCGAATACGGGCGCACCTGGTACTCGCCCGTGTTCAACACTTCCCTCGGTGCGTCAATCGGTGAGGACCTGTCATTCTGCTCGAGGGCCGGCGCACTCGGCATCCCGATCCACGTCCACACCGGCGTTCGCACCAACCACCTGAAGCAGGTCTGGTTGGATGACAAGTTCTACGAGCGCCTCGAGATGATCGGCCAGAACCCTGAACCGGCGTCTGGGACCTGACGCCCAGCGGTATCTGGCCGCAGGAGACGGACACAAGGTCACCCGGCCCTTCCACCTCAGGTGGGCGCTCCCGGCGTTCTGTGGGACGAATCTGAGGCTCTGGTGGACGGTCTGGAGTGTGTCCTGGTTCGTCCTTGGGGTGACGACGATCGGATGGGCGTTCGCTCGAGGACTCACCCCCATGCAAGCGGCTCTCACCGGAGTGTTGCTGCTTGCCCTGCCGGGCATCCTCGGACCCGGCGTGAGCATTCCCGTTCAGGTCGATCTGCCGGCCACGGCCCTCACGATGATGGGCGTCGCGTTCATGGTCACCGGCCGACCCGTCTGGATGATCGTCGGCCTCTGTGTGATCGCGCTCGCTGCGTCGGTGCGGGAGACCGCGCCGATCTGTGCGGCACTCTGGCTCTGGTCCCCCTGGCCCCTCATCGCCCTCATCGTCCCAGCCGTCATCGCGCTAGTACGTCGACCGGCCGAATCCTCCGGGATTGCCGAATGGGATCGCATCACCGCGCATCCGATCCGCACCAGCCTCGAGTATCACGCCGGCCAGTGGCGCAACGCGAAGGTCATGGTCCTACCGTGGGGTGTGTGTCTGGTCGGGCTGTACGCTCTGGACTGGAAACTCGCGATCGTTCTGACGGTCGCCTACGCTCAACTCCTGGTCGCGACCGACAGTGTGCGCCTCTACCAGCATGTCGCCGGTCCCGTCCTCGCACTCGCAGCCGCATCACTCATCCCCGACCCATGGGTCCCCCTCGCCATGGTCGGGCAGTTCTTCTGGCTGACGATCCCGGAGCGAATCTGAATGGCAATCACGAATGGGCTGTGCAGCCTCTCCGACGTGAAGACCGCCATGAGCGTCTACGACAACACCGACGACGGGCGCATCGAACTCGCCATCAACACCGCCAGCCGCATGATCGAAGCCGCCTGCAACCGGCGGTTCTATGCGGACACCAACGCCACCGCCCGCACCTACGTCGCCACCACCTACGGGCTGGTCCTCACCGACGACATCAGCACCACCAGCGGGCTGATCGTCAAGACCGACACTGGAGCGACCGGCACGTTCGACCAGACGTGGGCCTCGACCGACTACCAGCTCGAGCCCCTGAACGGGATCGTCGACGGTCAGTCGTGGCCGTACACGCAGATCCGAGCGATCCAGTCCCTCACGTTCCCGTTCGACTATGGGCAGGCCCTCGTGCAGGTGACCGCCAAGTGGGGCTGGTCGGCCGTACCGGATCCGATCAAGCAGGCCGGCATCATTCAGACCATCGCGATCTTCAAGGCCGCCGAGGCCCCGTTCGGTGCGCTCGGTCTCGCAGAGACTGGGATCCTCAGGATCCGCACCGGACTCCATCCGACCGTCGCCGGTCTCATCGCCCCCTACCGGCGGGACCCGGTCCTCGTCGCATGAGCACCGTCTCCGAGATCAGCGAAGCCCTCAAGAACGCACTCACCACCGTTCCCGGGTTGCGCGTCTACGACTACCTGCCCGACCAGGTCAACCCGCCCCTCGGATACGTCGGCATCCAGTCCGTGAACTATCACGGCGCATTCGCCGGCGGTAACCCGGTCCACACATACACGATCACGATCGTCATCGGCAGAGTCAACGAACGCACCTCACAACGCGCCCTCGACGATTTCCTGTCCTACGATGGAGACCGAAGCATCCGAGCAGCCCTCGAAGCCGACCCGACCCTCGACGGTTACGTCCAAACACTCATCGTCACCGACGGCGGAAACCTCGCCCCGCTGACGATGGGAGACGTCACCTACGTCAGCATCGACTTCTCAGTCACGGTCTACCCATGACGTCATACAAGATCACCGGCGGATTCAACGTCGCCGGCAAGGCCCCCGGCGAGATCGTCACCGACGAGGACCTCGAGGGCAACAACATCCCGGTTCTCATCGAGGCCGGGTGCATCACCCCCATCAAGGCCCCGAAGGCCGCAACCCAGGAGAACTGACAGATGGCGAAGATCGTCCTCGTCAACCCGGTCATCACCGTCAACGCGGTCGACCTGTCCGACCACATCGCGTCGGTGACCATCACGAAGAGCATCAACGAGGTCACGACGACCGCGTTCTCGAGCAGCTCCAGCGCGGGCGTGACCCGAGTGGGCGGGCTCGAGGACTCCTCGATCGCCCTCTCGTTCCACCAGGACTTCGCGACCGGCAGCAACGTCGAAGCGATCGTCTACCCCCTCATCGGCAGCACCACCGCCATCACCATCAAGCCGGTCAACTCGACGACGACGACCACGAACCCGATCTACTCGGCCACCGTGCTCGTGACCGAGTGGACCCCGGTCAACGGTGCCGTCGGTGATCTCGCCACCGCAGATGTGACCTGGCCCGTCTCGGGTGTCGTGACGAAGAGCACCAGCTGATGCAGGGGTGGGCGGTCAAGGTCATCAAGAACGATGGCTCGGAGGCCACGTTTCCGGTCACCCCCAAGGTCATCGTCGCATTCGAGCGGTTCCACAAGACCGGCATCGGCAAGGCATTCCAAGAGAACCAGAAGATGGAGCACGTCTACTGGCTCGGCTGGGAAGCCGAACGCACTGCCGGCAATACGGTCCCGGTGTTCGACACCTGGCTCGATGGCGTCGATGCAGTTGAAGTGCTCGACGGTAGCGACCCTTTAGACGAGAGTCCTACAGCTACCTGATCGCGTCCATCGCAGCCGAGACGGGCATCAGCCCACAGGATCTGCTCGACGCACCACCGGGGTTCGTGAACATGATTCACGACTATCTGGTGCAACGCGCCAAGCAAATCAACAAGGGATAACCGTGGCGCAGAAACCGAAGACACCTCGGATCGTCAATAAGGGCGTCGCAATCGACGACCTTGATGATTTCCGACGTGATCTTCAGCGACTGGTTCGTGAGGGTGGCCCTGATGGTCTGTCGATGCTCAAGGATGCTAACTATCGAGTAGCGGAGCATGTACGCGTACACGCAGTGCGACGTGCGCTTGGCGTCGGTAGACAAAGTTTCCGAGCCGCCGAGACCCTGCGCGCGAGTAAGGCCGCTACTCGAGCCACTCTGACGATGGGCAGTTACAAGGTGCCCTACTTCGGCGGTGCAGAGTTCGGTGCGAAACTTGGTATGCGACGCGATGTCGGTGGCCGTAACGGTCCGAACCCTGGCATCGGTTGGTTGCAGTTTCGCGATAGCAGTTATGGCCCAGCCAATCGAATGGAATGGAACGAACCAGGGCACGGCAAGACTGGATACTTCCTATTCCCAACGATGCGTGACGAAACACCTGCAATCAAGGAGATGTACGTTCGTGAACTCGACGACATCTGC